GTGGAACTCGTATCTAAAAAAAGCCCAGCCTTCTTAATTCGGATTAAATCCATCTCTTCTGGAAGTCGATCTTGACGACTAAAGTTACACCTTTTACAAGCTGCTACAAGGTTATCGGGATCATCGCTTCCGCCTCGTGCTACAGGGATCACGTGGTCGCATGTGTTGGCCTCTGCTCCGCACCAGTGGCACTCGTAGCCGTCTCGCTGGAGGATACGTAAGCGAAGCTTCTTCCACTGCGTAGAGTTACTCTTACGCTGGCTATGTAATGTCATTAGTAATAGCCCTTCTTCTCATGGAATGCCCACGCCTTGCAGTTAGTACCATAACGCTTTGTAATGTATTTAAGAGTAGCGTCTATCTGTCTGTAAGGATCTAGGTCTCGATAATACTTAGACCTCATCTGGCCTAGTCCGTAATGGCTTCCATTCTTAGCTAAGTGATTCCATCGAGATTCCTTAGTAATGATCTTGTTAAAACACTGGAACTCTTTATAGTTAATGATTCGACTATGTGAATAGAGCAGTAAGTGATCTACTGAATAGCTCTTAGCTGTTGCTTCTGAAATGCTTACTGTTAATAGCAGAGCCGTAAAGGCATAGAGCTTGGCCGATAGCTGTATTCGCCTTAGCGAGCTACCCGCCTCAGCGGCTCGCTTTAAGCGATAACAGCGTATCCATGAAGTCAAATACCCGTCAAGTTTGAGCGTACTGTTGGGCGTGTTCAACAGGGTGTGGATAAGTTCTGTGGATAACTTCATGGCTTACCGCCCCAGCCTTTACCCTTAAACACAATCCCACCTAACGAGTAAACCCGCTTCATAGGGACAGTACAGTTCGGACAGTAAGGATCTCTGGCTAGTAAGTCCTCGATAGGACGCTGTACTTCTAGCTCTTTACTACACACTTCGCAGCGATAATCATAGGTCGCCATCACTTGCTCCGATCATGGCTACAGTCATAGTGGAACAGACGCAGCACTGAATAGTCTTAACGTTAGGCGGCAGATTATCCGTAATTACACGAACGATTTGCTCTGTTTCCTTCTTGCAGACTCGACACTTAAAGCGTAGCTGTTCCATAGTTAGATCCTTTCAAGTTCTCGATCGGCTGGAGATTCTGTTGCGTAACCCACCAAGTCGGCTGCTTAGAGTTACGGTACTTAGGACGCTTAGCCATAGATACGGGTATCCAGCCCGCTAACCTGTAATTAGGGCTAGTTCCGACGACAAGAATGGCCACGTCTGAATTGCGATCATTCTCGTAGATAATCATCTGACCAGTCTCGTAGCGTGTCCACTTGACTTCCACGAAGCTTCCTACGTCTGCAGAATCCTTAAAACGAGAAGATCTAGGATCGAACTCTACGAAGCCTAAGAACCGAGCGACTAAGATCTCGGCCACGATTGACTCGGCTACTTGGGCGACGTATTCGTGAAAGTTAAGACGTTTATCGTAGCGACTGGGATCGTCTGCTTCGCCTTGAATCTGGGCTATTCGTTCCAGAGCTACAGTGTGAGCTAGAACCTTATCCTCGATAGTCGGCTTTACCTTCATCTACAGCCACCGCAGAACCATAAAAGCTTCTCGTTAGCGATTCCCTTCTGATAACCGAACTCGTCGAACTTCTTTATAAGAGCGCACTTATCGCACTGTTCGACTTTATAACGAGCAATTACTTCGCCGTTTTCCATTAGCGCAGCTGTCATAGTCTGCGGATTTATAAGCTCTAAGAAGTCGCCCATGTTTAGACCTGTGGCTTCCACTTGCCATCGCTGGCTAAGACGTACCAGAGTGGGACGCACTGCGTGGCCTTGGTCTTTTCGACGCAGAACCAGCCGCCCCAAGCCTTACCAGTCTTCGCTTCGCCAGTCTTAAAGATTCGATGGCCATGGCTGCACTGTGGAGCTTCTGGAAGTAACTCGCCGCCTAGTTTATTAGCGATCTCATTCATAGAAGATCCCAGACTCGGGATTCCGCTCTGCTCTGCTTCTTCGGCTGTCTTATAGCTTGGCACTTCGCCGAACTTAACTGTCCAAGGATCGTAATCCTCGGCTGTCGAGTTTGCTACCTTCGCGCTGACTGTTTCGACCTTTTCCATGTCTTGACGAGTAGGACGCTTATCTGCTCCCAGTAGAAGTCCTATCGCCCGACCGATAGCAGACGTAACAGTGTCCTCGACGAAGAACTTCTTCATGTTGACGTTATAAGTAGCCACGTTACCGAATGCGTAATCGGTAGCCGATGGCTGTAGATCCTCGTATTCGCGGAAGATCATCGCTTGAATAAGGACGTAGCCCTTTTCCGCGTTAAAGTCCACGATGTTCGTCTGAACCCTAGCTGTAGGGTGTGTAAGCCATAAGCGGGCAATTCTGGCGGCTACGTCTTCGTAGTTATCTAAGAAGCTCATTAGCGCGCGTCCTTAGCTGCGTGACGTGATACAGCTCGACCGCGGGCATAACCGCGTCGCTCACCTTCTCGATAACCGACTGAGTAGGTCATGGTGGCCCATAGAAGCGCAGCTATAGACATAACTACGACGATAGATAATTCGTTCATTACTTGCTCCCGATACTGGCAGCGACGTTCGCGCTCCCGATGTAAAGAGTGAAGCAAGAAGTCGACTAGGTCAAGATTCCCGCGTAGTTGTCGGCGTGTCGATTGGTGTTTTCGGCTTGGACTTTAATCCATTACCCGCTAAAACTCCGCCAAGTGATCCAGTTAAGAAGATCGCCAGAGTCTTTAGAAGATCGATAAAGGCCGCGTCGTTTGGAGCTTGATTACCGATCGGCTGGGTAACGAAGATAAGCGCGTAAGTAATTCCCAGCGTTACGATTAAGAAGACAGCCGCTAACGTTGAGCCGATTATAAGAATTAGGGTCGCGTGGACTTCTTCTGGGCTACGGCGTCGGGCTGGGCTGTGGAGCTTCTTCTCCAAGGACGTCGCTAGTACATGTTCCAGTAGGGATACATTGTGGCTCTTGGCATTCTGGCTTCTGCCAGTTCTCGTATTCTTGGCATTCATAGCGAACCCAACCCTGATAACCACAAGCGGAAAGCCCGACCGAAAGGACTAAGGCCAGACTTCCCGCGAGTAGTTTCCGAGTCACTTCCCCGATAACCCGAAAGCTGAATCTTTAGGATTTAGCCAGCGTAGGACTACAGGCAGAACGGCGGCAAGGCCCGCCATGCCGATCGCCTTGGGATCTGAGACTCCAGCCATGTAAACAGCGATAGACGCAGCTAAAAAACTACGCGCCCAGCTTGCTAGTAATGCTTTTAAGTTTTCCATCTTTTTTCTCCGCTTTCTTCGGCTTCGCTGCCGATTGAGTAGGTACTTCGACGATTGGATAATCGCCAGCGTAAGCGACGAACTTAGGACGTCCGAAACCTACGACTTCTTTACCGCTCCCGAATGCCCGCTCTTTAATCATTACCATTCCGCCGTTACGTTGGTCGCCTGTTCCCGAAGTGTTTCCCTCGATTGTAATTACACTCTTCGGCTTTACTCCGACGACTATTCCGATGTGGCTAATACGGTCGACGCCATCATGCGGAAAGTCCATAAACGCTAGATCGCCGATCTTTGGCTCTACCGTCACGAAGCGACTTACTTCTTTAAGTTTGTGCGCGCCCGCAGCTGTAGAGACCATTGATGGAATCTTTACGCCCGCTGTATGGAATACCCAATTACAGAACGATCCGCACCATGGCAGACCGTCGGCCTTAGTAAACTTTCCGTACTTTGTAAGGTTATCGCCTTGCTCGACTGTGCCGACTTCGGCCAGTGCTACCTCGACGACTGCCGCAGCTGTGCCGTTAGGATAATTTAAGTTTATGATCGTCATTTGAGCACTCCCATCGCTTATTTTCATTGAGTATTAATTCATCATGCCCACACTCGGGCATTGGTTCTATAAAAGCATCATCTATCAAATTGTATGTATAGCCTGCGCCTGCGAAATTGTAACGAATGTTTCCATTGTAAGAAGTTTTTATCCATGTACCACCAAGATTTTCCATGAGCCATGAATAGCCCTCATCGCCTGCTGGATCATTGTTATCACCAACAAGAACTCGAATTACTTTGTTATCTGCGTCTAATTCTGCCCAATGTGACATAGTTACACCGCCGTCTTTAGGTATCGAACAATTACAATTCCAGATCCACCAGCTGCAACGGGACCTGCACCGCCGCCTGTGTTTGCTGTTCCTGCGTTACCAGAATTGGGAGCAATACCAGCACCGCCACCGCCTGAGCCGCCTGCTCCAGCTGTGGTGT